TCTTTGACTTTCTCAAAGATTTTTTTACCGAAACGATAAAGCATTACTTTACCTTCATGTTCGCGATGAGTCGGATCTGAGACAACAAGAACATTCGCTACATAATGTAGTCTACGTTTTTGTTTTCTTGCTTGATCTTTCTGAGCATCATCTCCACTATTCCAGAGTTGAGTATTGTACTCTGAAATCGGACAATCGTTACCTAGAGTTGTTAAAGATTTCTCAATCAACCAACCACCAGGACCTTGAAAACCATGATCCCAATATTGGACCCATGGAAGTTCTTCTCCATTAGCTGCTGGTAGAAAACGAAGTACTGCATACCCATTACCAGATTTATCTAGTTCAGGTTTCCAGAAACGATCGTCTCCATAAGATTTCTTTTCCGAGGTTTCGGACTCTAGTGCGGTTTGTAGTTTATCGAAGCCACCGCGACTTCTCTTTAATTCATTGAATGACATTTTATCTCCTTGTTTATCAATTTTATTATTTTATTATTTTATCCACTTATTTCATTATATAAAACTATCGTATGTTAACGGTTTTTTAATTCCGTCATTATATATAGTATAATTGACATCTTCAAATCGGTCAATTACCTTTTTTATCTGTGCTTCTTGAGTACCTAATAAGGAGTTAGGATCACTTGTACCAACCCTTAAGCGAGAAGTTTCTTTCTCTCTTTTGTAGGCATTAGTACCAGCATAGATATTCTGATAAGTATCTTCTTGATGATTCCATATAGAATCGAAACCAATAAGACATACTTCATCAAAACCCATTATAGAAGCCTGAGCCATAGCTTGACTTCCGGCAAAGAAGTTGACACTAAATCTAGGGTCTTCTTCTGTACCTTTCATATTCGTTATTCGCCATTCAGGATTTACTCCAATGACATGAACTTCCATGATCTCTGAGATATCATCTTGAAGTCCAAATATCCAGACATTATCATGTCTTTCTAAATCTGATTCTTTAACACTAAACGAAGGATCGAATCCCATAAGAATCATTTCTTTATATTCTTTTGGAACAGGATCAAAATCAGGAAAGATACATTTATGTTCTTTCGGATAATCAGATTCACAAATCTCTTTTATGATAGTAGAATCACCCGATACTAAATAATCAGAAGGGTAATCTCTATACAACGCGTTACAACCAAATATAGTAGTTGACGGAGACCTTAGACTATTTAAATCTAATCCTTGTCTAGAAGGTCCGTTACCAATGATATTAGCTATTTTATAATCGGTCGCCATATCTCTCTCATATTAATTCTTAATTTTTCTCTTTCATATTCTATGAAAGGTTTTAACTTTGTTAATGTCTTTTTATTTTGAGGCCAAATGAATTGTTCTTGTATCATTTCATCATAGTCTTCAAATACACCAAACATTAAATCAAAAGCTATTAGTGTTTCAGCTGTTATATTCTTACCTAGATATTCTTTAAGTACAGGTGGGTGTTGTCCATTATTTACATCTAATACTTTATCGATTTCTTCATACTTATTTTGTAAGTATCTCATTTCTTCTGATATTGTATATGTCAATTTTTGTTTTCTTTTCTTAAACTCTTTGTAATTATCTACACATTCATTGTCTAGTAAACTTCTAACATAGTATTTCTTTTTAGATAGATTAGCTACTAAGAAATCTTTAAGTTCATCTCTATGTTCTCTAGCTAACTTAGCGAAGTGATACTTGTCACCTCTTTTTAGAAACGCTGGTAATTTTACAGGTACCTTTCCGTTGTACTTAAAGAAGTCATACGACTCCGTATTAAAATGATTATTGATAGCTAAGTACAAACAGTAAGCGTCAAATCCTTCACGACTTGTCATTAATACATTCTTTGTTTAGTTAGTGTATTGTTGTTTTGTTGATTGAGTCTTTCTCTACGAACAGCTTCTTTCTTTTTACGTTGTTTCTTCTGAGCTGGTTTTTCGTAATATTGTCTTTCTCTGAGTTCTTGAATAAGTCCCTTTCTCTCACATTTCTTTTTGAACTGTCTAAGTAGTACATCAAACGGAGGAGGTCCGTCATGTCTTTTTTTCTTAGTGAAATGTTTTCTTTGTTGATAAGGTTTTTGTTTTTGTGGTCTCATATTATATTGTATCTTATTTTATTATTGTATTTTATTATATCGGTAACTTCGCATTTGATTCATTCTTTAAAAATCTTAGATCAATAGCTTCAGCTTTTATCTTCTCTTTTAGAGGTGGTGTTATTAACCCTTTAACTGAGTCTGGTTCTAAATGATTAAGTTGACAAAAATGTATTATAGCATCTATGTAAGATAACTTTTTAGCTATCACCAATTCTTCAACTGAATTTGTAAACTTCTTTTTAGTTAAGATCATATATCTATTATAACAGCATTCGCTCAGTTGTCAAGTTTTGGTGTCATTGATTCTTCTGTTTGTTTCAATGCTCTTAATACACCGTATTGTCTTTCGTCAATACCATAGTTATTGTGAGATATAAAAAACAAACAATACAATACTAATGCTCTAGTCATTCGGTCCTTTGTTGTGTCCGATCATTGTATCAGGTTTCCAATTCTCTATAGCTTGTCTTATAGCATCTTCTGCTAAGACACTACAATGTAGTTTTATGGGAGGTAGTTGTAAAGCTTCAGCTATTTGTCTATCTGTAATCTGTTTAGCTTCATCTATTGTTTTACCTTTTAACATTTCTACAAACAAAGTTGATGATGCAATCGCTGAACCACAACCATACGTTTTGAACTTAACATCTTTAATAACATCACCTTCCATTTTCATATCTAATTTCATAACATCACCACAAGCTGGAGCTCCAACCATTCCTGATATTACATTAGGATCATTGTGATCGAATCTTCCGACTGAATGTTTCTCTGGGTTTTTGAGTACTGACTCAAATCTTTCTACTACTTCTTTACTATATGCCATTGTTACTTTTGTGTTAAATCTTTATTAATCTGATGAATGTAAGGTTATCATTGTTATAAATATAAGTGAAAATCATAATGATTTTCTTTATAACTATTTATAAACAAAGGATACTCCAATGAATATTAAACAATCATGGAGTAGACACGGCGAAGAAGTAAAGGCTTCCACAGCCTCTTTCGTTGAAATCATGTTTGTCACATTAGGTTGTTTTTCACCTATTCTGATAATCATGTTTACAATGTAAGTAAGTGGATTCATAATATAACTTAGGCACTACTCCTATAAACCAAATTCAGTTTTATACTGACTGCGAAGACTCAACAACTGGTCAATCCAGTTGTTTGGGTTTTCTACGAATAACTGTGCTTGTCCTGTTTCTTCTACAGAAACTATAGTCACAATTCTTTCTACATCAACTCCATATCTTTCTTCAAACATCTTAGCGTACGCTGTCTCTTGCATGAAATAATTCTTTATCTTACTAGGTGACTTAGCTTTAGTACTAGTCTTAAAATCGATTACAGATACCTTACCAGCGAACTCTGCTATACAGTCAACTCTACCAGCGATAGCTAAATCATCACTATACAATGAACCTTCTAACATATAGATATCTCCAATCTTATCAGTAAGTTCTTTAGTCTGATTGAACATCATTTTATCTAGAGGAGTAGCTTTCTTTAACTTCTCTGTAATGTCTAGATTGTTGATATAGTCTTCTTGCATGTAGTGATATCTTGAACCTCTACCAGCTGCTTGTGAAGATATCTTATCAGCGACTTCGGCACCTACTCTTTTTCTCCATTGAGCTACCCATTTAGCACTGTGCATACCTGTTACTGTAGTGACTGACGGATATTTGTTTCCATTAGGTGTTACATAATATCGTTTACCATTAATTGTTTCAGTTGGTAATGTTACTGATTCGTATCCTTCTAGATGATTAAATTTCATAATTTATTTTGGGTCCTTAGCCCTTTCTGCTTGTATCTTAGCGTGTTTTTTAATTACAGCTCGTGTCTTAGCTTCTTTACCAGTTAGTCTAACGTGATCGTCAGCTACTGTTCCCATAGGATGTCCTTCTCCCACTTTCTGTAATACTTCTTTGAATCCGTGATTATCAACATTAGTGTTCATACCACTACTTCTAACAATACCTGGAACTTTAGTATAGTGTTGTTTCATGTGAGGATTATCCTCTAACCATTTCTCTTTTCCAGAAATAGACATAAAGTGTTCTTCTACTTCATTCGTTTCTGTATTTAGAAAATCATAAGTTGGCATACTATTCCTTTAAAAATGTTTTTGATGAATCTAAAACATCTGGTATTTCATCCATCACTTGTTGTATTTTAATTTCTGTTTCTTTATTAACTCGATTTAGTTGACCAGTTAATTCTTGAATGAATTGTTTCTGTTGAATAACTTCTTCATTACTAGTTGACTTTTCAGATACCAATTCACCTATTCTTTGATGTGCGTCTCTAAGTTGAGATTGTAATTCTCGAACATTATCTTTAAGAATATCTATTTCTTTTTTCTTAGCTAGATCCATTTCTTTTTTGTCTCTACGAATTTTCTAACGATCTCTAGTTCTTCTGATTTAAAACCTTCTAAGTCTTTCGGACCATATAAAGTTCCAAATCTTACACACTTATTCGCTGTATCACAATGAGTAATCCAGTCTTCATCTGTCATTAGTGTTTTGTGTTGATTGTTGTCTGTGAATTTGAATATCTCTTGACCGACTCTAGTAAAGAATACCTCTACTGGTGACGGATCATAATATCCTTTCGGTTTTCCTAAATAAGCATTATCTACATTATCTTGTAAACCATTTAATATAACATCACTCGTCTTCATTATTTTTCCTTTTAAATTGTATAACATTATCTTTAACCAAATCTGTATTGTTATCTTTTACAGATTCTTCTTCTTTCAAATCATTGATTGATAAATCATTGATATCAAAATCTTCGGGCATTACCGTCGATACTGTGATCGGTAAACCCATATCACTATTTAATAACTCAGCTGGTATACTACCAGTTGTTGAATCTACTATGAGACTGTCTAGAGCTTTAGCGTTTCGAATATGACTATCTAACATTAAAGCGAACTGTACAGCTGTCTTATATATTTCATGTGTATCCCAATCAACTTCACGATAAATAGATTCATCATCTTCACCGAAAATTAATTGTACTTCTGATTCATTAGTTATTTTAATGAATACATCACCAATATTACCATGAACTAAAAATGAATTATCAGACATTATCCTTTGTCTCCTTTTCTTTTCTCATGTGAGTCATAAAACGATTGAATCCTGTATCATTAAGATACGGAACTTTAAGTCCATTAGGATCTTTATAGTAATTATTTCTCAAGTACTCTAACATATAGATTGAACCAGATTTTTCACCTAACTTATGTGATCTCCACATAGCTAGTCCAAGTAAAATTATATATGATGAGTATTCTATTATAGTTAATGTTTTCATAGTGTATCTAGTATAACAAAAGTGTACTAGTGGTTTCAAGTTTTTTGTGTGATTTTTTGTAGTCTGTCAATTTGTGATTGTATTATGGCTTTTCGATTGGGCCAATAGATGTATTCTTTATCTTCATTCTTCATTAAGTTCTGTAATAATGGTAGAATAAGTTTTTCACATTCAATCAATCGATCTTTATAATCTAATTCTTTATTAGAATCGATTGTTGATAAATTCTCTTTGTGATCATCAAGTTCATTTAACGATTTAGAAACGAGTTTAGAAAGTAAATCTAATTTAGAATCTAGTTCTTCTATTTGAGCTGAGTTAGCTTGTCCAGCCGAAGACTTAGCGACAGCCTTAAGTTGTTCTGCTACTTCTTTTCCGACTGTAGCAGCTTCACCTGTCTTTGTTTTTAGTTCTTCTTGATCTACTGCTGTAAATCCGAAATCGTTATATTCACTCATGATACTTTAGTTACCCATTGAATCTTAATTCCTCTACGACTTAATTCGTTTCGAATTTTTTGTTTCACTTTGGGTTTTGTGTTATCCTTGTTAAGTTCTTCGAATAGTTCTTTTTGAGACATACATTTAATAAAATAATGTTCTGTAACTGGTTTACCTGTTTGTCTATCTCTGACTACTGCTGATGGTTTAAATTTTATTGGCATTCTTCTTATGATGTAAAAAGAAAGAGGGAAGTTAATCCCTCTAACTTATAAGCTTATGAATTAGAGTTATCTTCTTCTACGGGTTCTGCGTCAACTACTGGAGCTTCTACACCATCTGGTGCAGTCGCTTGTTCCGGTTGTTGTTCCTTCACCTCAGCAAGAAAAGATTCTCTCAGTCTTCCGACTCCAGCGAGTTCTTCACCCTTGAATGCACCTCTAGCTGAGCATACATCAATGATAGAAACAACACCGGCTAGGTCTTGAACTGTTAGTATTTTAGTTTCCATTTTTTTCTCCTGTTATTATATAAATGGTTATCATTACAAAAAAGTTGAGTAGACTAATTAAAGTCTACTCGACTTATATTAATTATCTCATGAGATCGCTATATGGTCAAGGAGATTTTTCCTTTTCATATATTGAACTCGTTTTCTTTGTGTCCTCCGTTGAAAATTGGTTGATGAAAGCTTCTTCTTCATGATATCTAAATATCACCTCCTTATTTTCAGTTTAACAAATCCCACATAATATATACCTTGTCGGGTAAACTCACCCACACTCATAATCTATGTTGGAAATCTGGACACACTCGTGGCTTTGGCTGGTACTTCACTATCCGTTTGTTTAGTGATAGGCGTTTGATACAGAGATAAATCTATCAACGCGTTACAACCAGAATCTTCTCCTGTACCTTCCCATTTAGAAGTACTAGAGTTCCACAAAAATTCTATTTGTTTATTTAACATAGGATCACGAACAACGGCGACTCCAAGTACTGGATCGTATCTTCTTACTTCACCAGCATGTTTCTTACTAGTAGTATCTGTATAAAAGATAACTCGTTCTTCGTCTGTTAATCCTAATTTATTTGTCATGTAAGTATTTATGACGTAGCTTTACTTTCTTTAGGCCAAACTTTAGGAAAAGCTTCAGCTACTAGAGCCTTAGTTAATCCTTTGTATGGTAGTCTTTTACCTACTATAGACATAAGTAATTTAGCTTCGTCTATATGAAGTGATCTAATCATATTGAGATAGATGTCTTCTCTCTTAGACTGTTTCATATCAGGTCCACCTTTGACTAGATATTGAAAGTTTCTATACGCTCTTATTAACCTATCATCAGCTGTGTCGATTGACGGAGCTGAATTGAATGAAGTCCCTGGAGGTAAATCTCCGTCTGGTACTAACCACTCTATGTTATTAGCATAAGCACCTCTAAGTATATACATGAAGTCTGCTCGACTCTCATATCTTTGTAAGAGTTCTATCTTTTCTTTTTTTGTTTTTAGTTTAGATGCTGCGTCTAGTATCTCAGCCGCTGAAGCATCATTAGTTAATCTTGAATAATCGATTGCCATTATTTAATCCACCTTTAATATTATCATATTATTATTTACTCGACCAGTAACTGAACTAGCCTTTGAGTTTATCTCACTCATACATTTATTTAGTACAATCGAACCTGCACCTAAAATACGATTAATGAAATGTTCTGTTTTCACACCAAGTTTTTTACTACTCGATATCTTAGAATCAAAATTCTGAATTGTAGTTCCCTTAACACTTAGTCCGGCTCGATCTAAAGATACATATTGTATGATCTCGTTTGTCTTACTATTAAATAACCACAGTTGATTAGAACCTATGATCTTAGAAGGGTCAATCGACTTGACTTGATTCTCCGGATCATGATCTAAATAACTTAATTTTGAAACTTGTCTTGTAGCTGATATCGCTTTAGCTTTTCTTGGTTTACGAATTGGTTTATTGTTCTCAGCATATCTATCTGAATCTTGAATAATTTTATTAACAAAGTTTATGAAACCTCTTTTCTCTGTAATGTTCATAAACCCATAAGCTTCTTTTAATTGTGAATCATTACCTGTCAAAGCTTCTTCAACTTCTTCTTT